GCTTCCAAAAAGCAGATTGCGATCCGACGTCTATGGCAAATTGCAACAAGCAGTTTTGCGCAGACTGTGATCAAATGAATACTCGTGATGAACGCAAGGTAGCATTTATATTCCGTAAGAACTTCTTTACAAAAGAAGAACAGGAACAAGCCTATCTTGGTCTGCGCGAGGCTGCTACACCAACTCAAAATCGTGGACTTGCTGCAGGACCAAAAGGCGAGAAGTGCGGTGGTCGCGAGTGGGTAACTGAGTTTCAATTGCGTGTTCTTGACTTCTTCAAGAAGCAACCAGAGAATTCAGTTGTGCCTGTTAATGTCAAAGAAGAAATTGAGTCAATTCGTGCCAAATATGAGAATACAGAATCATCACGTGGTCTTGTTTGGTTGAGCGCAAAAGTCAAAGAAGATGAATTTGATTTTGATAACTGGCTCAGCAAAGTTTCTGAGATGTCGGTCAAAGAACGCAAAGAAGAAGCACGTGGTGTTGAAGAAACTTATATTTCTGACACAACCTATGCCAATGTAGTATTGTCTGGCATTGCTGGTTGGTTTGATCGTTATCCTCGTATCCCATATGGTCGCGCGACAGCATATACGCAGCACTCATATGAAAAGTTCAAGATGGCATTTCCATTCTTGCAATCACTTGATCGCGGTTTCCGTGAACTACTTCCATGGCGTTGGGGTAATCAACGTCGTGTAGCAGATCAAGTTGATCCTGCATTCTTGGTTCCAGGAACTGTATTCACCACAATCACTGTGAACAAAACATTTAGAACAGCAGCACATTATGATGCTGGTGATTATTCTGATGGATTGTCTAATCTTCTTGTGCTATCAAACAATGGTAATTATAGTGGTGGTTATCTTGTTTTTCCTGAATACCGTATTGCCGTGAATGTACGACCTGGTGACCTGCTGCTCGTTAATAATCATGAAGTCATGCACGGCAATACTCCTATTGTGTTGAATGATGAAGAAGCAGAACGCATTTCACTCGTTTGCTACTTCCGTGAAAAGATGCTTGAACTTGGAAGTAAAGAATATGAAGATCATCGATTTAATTATGTTGAGCAACGTAGAAAAAACAAAGAGCATCCACTCCAGCGAAGACTTTGGAATGGTATCTCAGAAGGAATGTGGTCAGAAAAAGAATGGTATGACTATCTGGAAAGAGTTGGTGGAAGGGAGATGGTTGAAAAATATCACCCAGAAGCATACAAGAAAGAATCAACTCTAGAAGATATGTTTGGTTAATATATGTGCGCAATTATTGGTGCTTACATTGAACGACCAAGTTCTCGAGACTTGATTATGCTTGCTGACGTTTTCCGCGAGTCTAGTATTCGCGGATTACATGCAACTGGAGTTTCTTGGGTTCGTGATGGTGAAATCAAAACTATCATTGAGCCAAAACCAGCAACGTTATTTCTAGAATCACTAGATCTGAGCAATTGTATAAACGAAGACGGCAATTTATATTTAATTGGTCATTGCCGATACTCTACTTCTGATCTTGAGTTCAATCAACCATTATACAACGACAATGTTTCTATTGTACATAATGGTGTTGTCAGCCAAGAGATGCCAGAAAACTGGGAACGTTTATATGGCTACAAGTGCAAAACTCGAAACGACAGTGAGTTGATTCTCCACACTCTTGAAGCAGGCAAATCCCCTCTTGTAGAATTTGCTGATGCTTCAATGGCTGTGGTTGAATTGTACAAAGAAAAACTATTGCGTTTTTATCGTAATGGAAAACGTCCAATTTACTTTACTTCTTTACGCAATGGCGTTATAATTACTTCAACGAAAGATATTGCTGTTCGTGCTGACGTCAGAGATCCAGTTGAAGTTAGCATGAATGAATATGTAACTGTCGGGAAAAATATCTTCCGTACGCATCTTATTTTGATTGATAATGCAAAGGATTTACAGCATGTACGATAAGGCAACGTTTACATATGGTGCTGAAATTGAGTGGGGTGACATTGATCGTCGTATGGAAATCCCACTGACTTTAGGTAAGTGGGAATATGCTGAAACAGATATTGTAAACATTCATCCACCATTTCAATATCGTGCTTGTGATCCACTTGGCAAAGAGCCATGGATGGGTGGTGAAGTCAATATGATGCCAACTAAAACTTGGCAAGAGCAAGTTGATCGCATCATGCGTTTGAAAGAAATGTTTCTTGAGTATGGTTGTATGCCCTCTGCTTCATGTGTCAATCATGGACATATTCATGTGTTTGTTCCAGGATTAAAAGATGATATTGCTGGATTAAAGCGTTTGGTTGCTTATATAAAAGAAAACCAACAAGATACAATTGAAGCCTGTTACCAATTCTACGAAACTTCTGAAATGAAGCAAGTAGAAGGCGCAAAGATGTATTTGAAATTTGATGGTGGTCGACCAATGCCTGAGTATATGTGCGACAACATCATCAATCTTGCAACTGACTTTGATCACTTCATCAAATTGCATGCTGCTGGCAAAGATGGTGTATCAATGGGTCGACCATTTAGATTTGCCATTAATACTTACTGCATGAAGCATACTGGTACTATTGAGTTCCGTTGCTTCCGCTCAACAACCAAACGCGAAGAAATGGAATCTCAGTTTCGATTTGTGGAAAAGTTCATTGACGCAGCATTGAACGAGGGACCTTCTGTTCGCGAGATTCTTTCTGAATCTGATTATAAATTTCCACCATTTAAGTGGAATTTGGATGAGTATCATGGATGGCAGCAAACCAAATATCCAAAAGAGCGCGGAGAAAAGAAACGCGAGTTCCATGACGCTGCGTGAGACAAGTCGCGATGAGTTCGTCGCGCACATAACTGAAAACAAAGCAGACTCTTTTGCCAAGACTTTCGTGGCGAAAGCAGACATGCAGGAACAATGGCAGTATTGTATCGGATACTGGGAAGGCGGAGAGTTGGCTGGCGCGATTATCACGACACGCTCGAAGAAAACTCCATATGTTTTCAATCTACAATTGCTCCATACATTCGCCAAACATAGACGTAAAGGTGTAGCAAGAATACTCACGCAAGACTCTCTTGATCGCGCACAAGGTCTTGGAACCAGTTACTATCGTGTTTCAGCAGAGCCTGATGCAGTGGTGTTCTATGAATCTATGGGATTCAAATTCTTGGGAAAACAGAAAAGCGGATGCTCGCTGAGTATGTTCAAGATTAATGGCAAGAATTTCGCTGATGGAATCTACGACCTAGAAGATCCTGTTATACATGCAGCAGTGTATAAGAAGGGAAAAGGTGGATGTGTGCAAGTTTATTAAAATTGCTGTTTACTCTTGTTTGTAGATATAGTATAATGTCTTTGTTGAGTTGATTTTATCCTAATTAATTTATAGAGGATTCTTAACATGAGTATGACATTTAGTGAATATGCATCATTGTGCCGTAAAGCCGCAAACGATGCGAAAAAAACCTTAAAGCCCAGCAAAGGATTAATCAATCCTGAACTTGATCATATTGTGCCCATTAAATTTGGATATGCGCATAAAATTCCCTGGGAAGTTATTTCAAAACCAGAAAATTTTGAATGGATCGATCGTAAGTCGAATCGCAGCAAAGGCGATGATTTGACAGAGGAAGGTCGCACTCTTCTTGCTGAATGGTACGAACAAGGCATTATTAATCGTCCAATTGGTCAAGATTTGTCAAAACAACACATATTTGATTTCGCTCCTATCATTGATCTTCTAAAAAATTATGATGATATTGTAACTGCTAAAGTTCCATTAACAGCAGCCATTATCGTTGATGCTATTTGGTGTCAGCGCAATGAAACTTTGCGCTGGGAAAAAACGAAACGTGCACTGGGTCACGTTTATCTCGCGCCACACAGCGTTATGCAATTTGTTGTATATCCAGATGGAAAAATTGAGCGAGCAGATGGAAACACTCGTTCATATATTTTCCGCAATAATCTTCAATTTCCAGACTATCAAGTTCCAGAAAATATTACTGCTATCTTCTATAAAGTGAAAGATAAAGCGCATGCTGAACAGATCTATCATGCTATCGATTCTTCGTTGACTGCTGAAACTTTCTCCGAGAAGTTAAGTGGTTATATTCGCCATCATGGTTATGATGAAGACTTGCCGAGAAAGTGGAAGAAAGGTGAAAGCGTTTATGATATGGCAGTGGTTGTTCTTGAGAACTATTTGCCACCAAATGAAAGCGAATATGCTACTCTAGAGCGAGTGAGTGGTGATGGTGAGCGAGCAGCCAAGACTGCAGAAAAACTCGATTATTTTATTGAAGAAATGGTCATGATTGGTAATATGGTTGGACAGGCTAATATTCCGAGCAAACTTACTGCTCCACTTCTTGCGATGATGATTCGATTTCTAATTGTATCGAAAGATGATCGCACTGTTAGTGGGTTTGAGAAATTTATTGATTTTATGACAAATGATGAATATGCGCCATTCAAGCGTGTAAAAGATAAACGTGATCCTGCGTTTAAAAACTTCATGATCATGCTTGATGAATTGCAAACAAGCGAAGAAGTTGGTAAGGCATTGAACCCATATATCAATGTTGAAGCATCGACTCGTCGCATTCTACCTGATGTGCCAACCAAGACAACTGCGAATGTGCAAGATCGTCGATTATACTGTGGTTGGGTCGCATATTGCATCGATAAATATTTGAATAATGAAGTAATGGATGAAGACATCATATATGATGTCATGAAAATTAGAATTGATAACAATACTCCTGTGGCAGAAGCAAACAGATTGACTACAAAAGCAAGGTCTGCTATCATGCAAAAATATGATGACTTCTGGAAAGATCATAAATCAGCGTCGTGAACAATTCATCCGCTGGTATGCGTGGTCGATGCAATTTGGCGACTGCGATCCAGCGGTATGGATGACAAACTATCTCCACCGTCGATACGAACACAATGACGAGGAACGTCTGTGGTTTGCATGGCTTTATGGTAACACTTACCAACTGCCAACTGCATGGGTTCTGAAAAATGAATTCCCAGACTATGAACTCGCCACTGTGGATCGTATCGAATGGTGGAATAGTCACAACTACAAAAGACTGAGATACCAAGTTGATACAAAGTGGAACAAAGGTCACTTGCCTGCCATGTTCGCATCTTACCAAAAATTTATTGGCAGGAAAACTCAACGTGAGGTTTTAGAGAAATATTATGGAGACAATGAACAACAAACTTTCGACAACCTTTGGAATAATCTTAAAAATTCTCTTTACAAGTTTGGTCGCTATTCCACTTGGTTTTATCTTCAGCATCTTGTTCATACTGCTGGCATTAAGTGTGTACCTACTAGCCTCATGTTGGACGATTATTCTGGCTCTCGCTCACATCGTAATGGTTTGCATCTCGCCATCGGGCAAGATGACAAATATGATTCAAAACTCACTGCATCAGAATGCGCAAACCTTGAAGATGTTGCCAAGGACATTCTTGAGGAAACCAGATCTAGATTCCCTCAACTGAGCAATCAAATCGATTTCTTTACTATGGAAACTTGTTTGTGTTCATTCAAGAAAATCTTTCGTGAACATCATGGACGATATCTTGGCTACTATCTTGATCGTCAGTCTGAAGAAATTGAACAGGCAGAAGGTGATGGTTGGACTGGCATTGAATGGAATGTTTTATGGCAAGCAAGAAACGAAACTCTTGATTCAAGACTTGCTTCACGAAATAAAATCAACAAAGAAAAGTTTACTTATTTCTTAAGAACAGGTAGAATAGAACGAATGGATTGGATGTTCGATGATGAACAGCCAGTGAAAGAAGGTTTGGAGGCATTATGGTGAGAGTGATTGCAATGGGTGGTGAGCCAGCAACTGGCAAAACCACTCTCATGTTTAAACTGATTTCGATGGCTGATGATTGGGTAAGTTCAAAGCCAGAGAAACTTCTTGATGCTATGTATTCCAAGAAATTAAATCTTTATATTCTTGGAAAGTATGTGAATGATGGTAATGTGTTTCAGGGAACTGATCGCTTGTCAATGGCAGTTCAACCAGATGCTACTACATTCTTCAGCAACCTTGCATATGAATCAAATGCAGATGGTCATAATGTAAATGTGATCTTTGAAGGTGATCGTTTGTTCAATGGTAAAATGCTTGATCGTCTTTCTGAACTATTCCCAAATGATTTCAAGATTCTAATCCTCACGGTGAAGGATAGCACTCTTGATCAGCGTCACATTGATCGCAAAGATGATCAAGACGACAAATTCAAAAATTCTCGTAAGACTAAAATCTCGAACATCATGGGGTCGCTGACACTCATGGACTATATAGAGACAATGGTCAACGAAAATCTCGATGATCAGTCTAAGATTATTGATCATATTAGAAAATTTTACA